ACCAGAACCAGTGACACTGTAGGTATAACCAGAATTGTAGCGAACTTCTCGGATATTTTCTGTGAGATTATTAGTGGTAACGCTGCGTGAACTAGAAGTAGCACTGGTAAAATTTGGTACTACAGTTTGAGCATAAGCTGGACTAATAAAAAATATAAGCGGCAGATATTTCCACATTAATCAACAGTTAAGTCTGTAACGAATTGACCAGTCAGAACAACCCCAGTCCCTGTTCCACCTGTCAAACTCATTGTGTGATGATCTAAAGTGACGGCTGCTGTTCCTACTGAACCAGCGGCAGTTGAGGTCAAATCACTGAAGTTGCCTACAGTTCCGACAGTTGGTGCTGATCCAGCAGTGGCATCACCCTCTAAGTAAGATTGAGTGAAGCTGAAAGTTTCACCAGCAGTGGTTTGTGTTGCACTTGGCATGGTTACTGCGGGGACTCCATTTGTAACAGATCCAAAGCCACCCACACTTGCAGCGTCCCCGCTTGTAGTTGTTATATTTGTTCCGCTTATGCTGTAAGATGAGCCGATTTTGTCAGCAGATGTCGCAGCGGATAAACTTTCCAGCTTGACGCTTGATGTGATTGTACTCTGAATGTCACAGTATGCAGCTGATGGAACACAGAGGGCGGCAAGTAATAAGAGTTTTTTCATTTGATACCAGCTTTGTTATCCTTATTATCCACTATAACTGGTTTCTTTCCGTTGCCATTTTTACCCTTTATAGAGATCCCATAAGCCGAAGCAATATTTCCCACAAGGCCAGCAGCAAAAGTGTCAAGCCTTATCTTTTCCATGTACCCCAAAGTCATCACTGATAAAGCCCATACCAAAATTAAAAGTCTGATCCCATGACCAAAATAATCTCGACTTTCCTTTTCTTCTTCTTCCATGAAATTAAGGTTTCTTGTTTATTACTGGCATCTTAGCTATGTTTGGAAAAACAGACAAATCAATGATCCGTATTCTCAAGCCTATCCTTTTGACTTTCTGCAAAACAAACGCAGTCAAAAAATTAATTCTTGACCTTTTGAAAGCTTTGGTCAAAAGCACAGACAACACAGTTGATGACAAAATCGTGGCAATTATAGAAAGTAAACTGTGGCCTGATCTCAAATGATGGACATAATCAAAGCCCTAACATCTACTTACAGCCTTGAGGGTGAGTTTGAGGTGCAAAAGTCTATTCAGTTTATTGAGAAACTAGAGGACATTGAACTGCTCAAGCCTTATTCAATAAAGCTACTAAAAACAAACGCAAAGCAAGCTCATTTTGTAAGCACTTCACTTGATGTAATAGCGTCACAGCAAGCCTATATTTACAAGCTAGAAAAACGATTAGACAAGAAAAAAGCGACCTTTTGGGATCGCTTTAGATATATAATGTTTGGGAAAAAGTAGAGGTCTTACAGACTTTTATCGCTTATTACTGCCTATTAGTCAGGAGACATTCGACCTGTTGCCCGACAGCAATCCTCGAAGGGAACTCATATCTTTTTGCAAAGTTGGTGCAAAGAACACAAAGGGCAAATGTTCACAAAATTACAAAAGAGCAGCTTTTGACCAGAACTTATGAAAAGGTCATCATGCCTCTGCTTATGGGACTAAATCTTTTTCTGTAATGTCAATCCAACTAGCAGTCTCAATGAGTTCGTTAGTTTGATGATTTGTTTTTAAAATTTCACAAAATTCGTAAGTTTTTTGTGTTTCTGGTTCATAAAAGATTTGACCCACATAAGGATCAACAGGAAAAGAAATTAATTTCATAGTTAGAAAGGAAGATCATCTGGTAGCTCAGGCTGGTTCGCTGGTACATCTACAGTCCTCTCAGAGGCTTC